TGATACTCTTTTCCCGCTATCGTAATAGATGCGGCTCGTTCGTTATCCATACGTTTCCTCCGTTATTCCGCAGCCGCAAAAGTCGGCTCGTACACTTCCGTATACCACCCGGTGATCGTCGCCGGCAGCACGCCCGTATCGTCTTCGTTGACTTCGGATAGTGATAGGTAAGCCCCTGATATACTCTCAGGCTTTTCCCCCACTTCACACCGTGCATGAAAGTTTCCAATCACACGGCGTTCCATCGATTTGTCAGTATCTTCGCTTATTCAATCAAACCTCAAGAATTTTACTGTTGTGGAATGCATTCGTCATCCAATCACTGGGGGCAGGTTGGCTTTCTCGCGCAGCGTGTTCAGTTTTGCGAGCTGCGCTTTAGTCAGGCACAGAATTTCTTGATATTTTCCTATGACGTCGGGATTTGTGGCGTGTGTCAGGCGATGAATATCGTCTAAGACTAATACCAAGTTATCATACTTGTCATCGCCACCTTGTTCCCGCGGAACTTTGTGGTGACAATGAATTTCCGCCGTCGTTTGAAACTCTCGTCCTGTTACTGCACATTTTCCCCATTGCGCGGTGAAGCGGGATATACGATTATCCGCATATTCCGCACTTCTTCCATTTAGCGGGTGTCGCATGATTTCAAGCATTAAGGGTACATTCACACGTAGATTGTCGTGTAATCCCTGCCTGCCTACAACCGTATAGCAACAAACGCTCGCTTTTTTGCACATAGGGTTTTTGTGCGAGATTTTCCCGATTGGGTAGATTGGTTCTTCGCTTCCTGCGACATATCGCCACATTGCCGTATTACCGTATCGTTCCCTTTCGTAGTCCGTGAGTTTTCGTCCCGTTCTGACTAGCCTATTTCCTTTATCGCTTGCAAGCCTGTTGGTCAGCACTGTCATGACTGCACGTTGAAGTAAGGCACAGTCCAAATTGACATTCGTAGCTATACGGTAGTAATTCTGTATCCCCATTACCATTTCGTTATAGAGAACGATTTCTCCATATTCTTTACGGTGGGGTCGTGGTTTCGCTACACGCTTAGCCTGTTCGGTCAACTTTTGACGAGCGTATTTTAGGCTCTTGTCCGCGATGTGTGACTGGACTACCTGTCTCTTGCCTTTAGGATGTACTTTGATTTTGAATCCTAAAAACTCCGAGTAATGGCGCTTGACATTGACGATTCTTGTTTTCTCCTCTGAGACTTCCAACTTCAGCCGTTCTTCTAGAAACTGCGTTACGGCAATTTTTGTCCGATCCGCCTCTGTTTTTGTTCGACAGAAAATTCGGAAATCATCAGCGTACCTCACGATATACATTTCTTTGAGCTGCGTTTTGCGCATAGCCCTATAACCGTGTCCTCGATTTAAATAGCCATCTTTTTGAACTCGTTCGTATGTTTTGCATACGGGATTTTCTAGCCATTGACTGTCAATCCAATGGTCCAATTCGTTTAAGACAACATTTGCAAGTAACGGCGAAATGATACCACCCTGCGGAGTCCCCTTGTCTGGGTTTACAAACCGTCCGTCTAACATTTTAATTGGAGCGGTCAGAATCTTCCGCAAGACGTAAATGAGGTGCTTGTCATGGATACCCATTGCCCATATTTGCCGCATGAGTTTACTGTGATTCACATTATCGAAGAAACCCTTAATATCAAACTCGATAACATAGTGAAGGTTAGCGAGTTGTAACTTTTGCGCGGTTGCTCCGATCGCATGTTCCGCAGAGCGATTCGGTCTGAACCCATAACTGTTTTCACTAAATTTTGCTTCACAGATGGGTTCAAGCACTTGCTTTACACACTGCTGAATTAACCTGTCCCAGATACACGGTATTCCAAGAGGACGTGTTTTGGTCGGGTCGTAGGGTTTAGGGATTTCCTTGCGTCGTACAGGTTTGGGGCGGTAGCCGTGTTGACTGCCAATAACGATAAATTTGACCTTCTCCACGACTTCATCAGGCGTTAATTTCCCGATATCCCCGATCGTGAGTTTATCTGTCCCTGGTGTCTTACTGCCTTTGTTTGTCTTCATATTCCGATACGCTAGAAGTATATTTTCACGGCTTAGAATCAGCGGCATTAAATCCGTAAATTCGTAACCGTTTTTACTTTTCGCATACAGTTCATCAAAGACGCTTTGTAGGCTGTAATATTCCGAGTGGCGCAGATTGTCCTCACATAACAGCTTGCTCTCTTTGGTCATAAGGCATCACTCTCCTTTCACGGGAAAGCGTCCCTTTTAGTCATACCCATAATCCTTATCATGGATTGAATAGCATTGACTTTGACCTACCGACTAAAGCCCATTCCTCATGCCCCCATTACAGGGGCTGTCAACAGTTCGAGCTTAGCTTTTCAGCATGGATTAGGTTGCTTATTTTTTTCGTCAACCGATTGCGTGTTTAACGCAATTCCATACCTTTCCTTGTTCCGATAATCCTATCTGTACATATGCCCTTAGGTGTCCGCTCTGAGCCTGTCAGCTTGGATGTGCCTGTAACACACCACGGTTTTTCATAGGAAAGATTCTTACTTGACCGCACTGACTACCATTTGAGATACCGAAATCTTTCGATTCCGTCCCCTTGTAGACCCGTACATTCGCAGTTTTCGTCAGTCCATCAGTAGGACATTCTCACCATAGGCATTTTATAGACCCCCGGCGTGTTATCTGCACACAGCACCTCTGCCGCGCTTGCGTCAACCGCACTTTGCGTTGTTACGACAGATTTCCGCCGACTTCACCGAACGTCTGACGATCAGCGTTTCCGCTTACACCGCCAGTCGGAGTATTAGGGAAAACGTTTCCGGGCGTTACCCCATCATTCCACTTTTCGGATTATCAGTTCGCTTGATTGTCTTTCAACCGTCAAGCGCACAACCTTTTCAGTTGTGAACAAGTCGTACCCTTCCAAGGATGTTTTCCCTGCCCGTCGATTTTGTTCCGACGGTAGAGCGTTCCCTCAATCTTCGGCGTGTTAAACGTGATGCTGTCGCCCTTGGTCGCGAGGTTCGTCGCCGGGATGCCGAACAGCACCCGGTAAAGCCAGAAGAATCTGTACTTCCCGTTGCTCTTTTTCGCACGGAAACCGATCGCCACCGGCGACGCCATCCCTTCGCTCTGGGAAATCACTACACCGTTATCATCCAACACTGCGCCGACAAGGTCGCCAGCCGCAGTTGCTCCGATGTCGTTGATTCCGAGCGTCAGCTTTCCAGTCTTGAACTCCTTCACGACTTCCGCTTCCGCGTCGTCGGCGTACAGAGACGCTTCATTGATTTCAACCTCCAGATCGGCGGAGATCGCCTTCGCCAGTTTGGTCGGCGTTCCATACGTTTCATCCCCGTTGGCGTCCTCCGTGATCTTGGCGTAATAGAGCCCGTCGAGGCCAATCGTAGCCATTCAGATTTCCTCCTGTTCATATTCTTTCGCCACGTCGATGGCGTAATGGTAATAGCCGGTATCGTCCTCATGTTCGATATACCGGCGGTCCGTAATCGTAAATCCGGCGGTCAGCAGCATCCGAACGAGCAAATCTTTCTTATCGATGTAACTGCCCTTCGTATACAGCGACAACCGCGCTTCCTCGATATTCATGCCGGGCGCATTGTCCGAAAACAGCTCGAATCGCTCCGAGCCCGGCGTCAGCACGACATACTCGTCTGGCGCTGTTCCGGAGAAAACGCCGGTCTCCACAGGAAGGCCGGCGTTCTCAACAATCGTATTCAATTCCTGCAGCATGCTCATTTCAGACCCAGCTCCTCTTTCAGCGCCGCCTGCATTGCCTCGATACAGGGCTTCCGACTCGATCTGCGCGTCGGTTTCAGAATCGGCTTCGGCGGCTGGCCGTGTTTCCCGTATTCGAGGATGTTCGCAAGCTTTGCGTTGCTGACCTCGCGATCCTCCGAAAAACCGACCTTCACGTCATAGTTACCTTCGTCGTTCAGCTTTACGGGAGAGACGCCCAACGCCGCCAGCAGCTTGCCGGTGGAGCGCGAAGGGTACTTCGTATCCCGTCCGATCGCCGAGCGGAGATTTGCCTTCATCGTTTCAAAAACAACCTTGCCGCCGGCTTCAAGCGCTTTCGGAATTGCGGCGTCCGTTTTCTCCGCA